AATATCTTACGGGTATTATCGTTATCAGTTCTTATCGTTAAAACATCACCGGTATCATTCTTTAATGTACTTTCATCTGAATATATGTCAAGTGCAGATGAAATAATGGCATCTGTGTCCATTGCTTCATAATCACTATACAAATCTATTTTTGTTGCAGAGAAAGAGTTGTATTGATTGTAAACGGATATTGGAGTTCCTTTTGTTCCATGAAGTCTACCGTATCTATCAATAACTTTCGATGTGTGTGGATTTCCGTCTGCCTGATAACGAGCCGTATCTACTACTTTTAGTTTTTTTCCACCAACATTTCTAACAACAACATTTGTTGAAAAAAGAGTTTTTAGTCTATCAAATAATGATTTATTTTGTGCCATTTGTTACCTTTTTTCTATAATATAAACTTAATATAAATATGTAGGAAAAATATCAAAACACTATTTTAGCAACCAAGTAATGTCTTCATTTTGACCATTAACTGTCATATTCCATCCATTACTATCATCGCCAAAATGATAAGAAGGTTTTAGTGGAGTTGTAGATTTTCCCATATAATCCAAACTCATTCTCGTTTTCATCAATCCTTCTTGACGAAGTTTTAGTGCAGTGTCTCTAACCCAAAGTCCAATCGAGAATGACATAACCAAGTCATCGTTATATCCAGTTTGTGCTTCTGCCTTTGCACCGTTCCAAACAAAAACATAAAGTTCTTGTGTCAATCTTGAAGATTTTATTATAGGCAATCTTTCACGGAAATATGTTTCTAACTTTGAAATAAGAAGTGGTCTTGTTTTTGCACTTGTTGTAAATCCAGGAACCATTTGTGATTTGTCTTTTAAGTCATACCCTCTCGGAATATGAACAGAAGGATCAGTATATCCATCTTCTTTATATGTATAATAAAGATTTGGATAACCCCTATCAATAATTTGTTGAATTACTGCCCATCCAATGTTAGCATTTTCAACTACAAGAAGTGCATCATTGTATTCTGTTGCAACCGATACCAACATATTACCATAAGTTTTTGTATCAAGTTTACCTTTATATTCTGCAACTTGTTCCATGTTTTCAACATCAATTACATGGAATGCCGAGTTATCATTTCCATCACCACGAGCAACGTCAGCAATAACCATATATGTTTTACTTGAATCAGGATAATCCCAAATCCAATAAGCATCCTCTGCACCACGTTTTTCTTTTGGTTCACATACATAAGTTTGTTCATACCATTGTACAAGTTCACCATCAATTACAGCACGACCAGATGCAAGGAAGTTTCCATCACATTCTTGTTTTGCCATATCAGGACCCAACAATATGTCTTGTTCATCACGCCATTTTTGGTCACGGTCTGGATGAACTTGCCATAATAATTCTATTGGATTGAATGCACTTTCTTTTGTTATTGCCTTTACCCATTGTTTATGGTAAAAGTTACCAACACCGTTTGGTGTAGAGTTGATGATAGCAGTACCACCAGTAGCAAGTGTTTGTTGTGCAGATGCCCATATCTTATCTATGTCATCAATAAAGGCGGCCTCGTCTATAATAAGAAGTGAAAGTGCTTCAGAACGAGCAGAATCGGCAGCAGCAGAAACGGCTTTTATTTGTGAACCGTTTTTAAATCGAAGTGAAAGTTTATTATCTTCTTGAACGCCAGTCTTTAACCAACTCGGCATATTGTCATACATAACACGAACTTTTGTTACCAAGTTTTTAGCAGTTTCTTGTTTAGTAGCAATAACAAGAATGTTTTTGTCTTGATTGAATAACATCAACCAAAGTGAATAACCCGCAATAAGAGTGGATATGCCCAACTGACGAGATTTTAGGACAATGTTCCATCTGTTATTATTAAATTCTTTGAGAACATCTTCCTGAAATGGGTATAATTCAAAAAGTATTTTGCCACGGGTTGGATGTTGAATCTTTGCATACCTTTTCATAAAGTATACAGGATTTGCTGCACATTTAGCAAATTCCTCTTTGATAATATCTTTTAAGTTCTTACTCATTGTACCGCAAACATTATTCCAATAACCGTTCCAACCCCACTAAAAAACCAAAGTAATTTATTATCATACCATTTTGGTTGGAGTTCTTCATTTATTTTTTCCAATTCTACTGATCTTTTTTTACAAGCATCTATAAGTTGGTCACGATTATTTAGTTGTTTTAAAAACATATCTGAACGAGATTGGTATAAATCTATAACAGTATCTTGAACAGTTACAACTGCAGATAGATATTCTATTGAATCACGGAGTAATTGAATACGATTTGCAAGTTTAACTATTTCGGTTTTCTTAAAACAAACCGTTGAATCTTTTTCGGATGCAAATAAAGTTGTTGCTGAAAATAATAGGATAATAAAATACTTCATAAGTTAGTCTTTCAAAAAATTGATAATATACTTTGTGGCCTCATCGGGATTTTTTATTTCTTTATCACGATAAATGTAGAATTTTTGTTTTACTATAAGAATACTATCCTTACGAACTTTAATAAGTGAATCCAATTCATTCGCTCTTTGTTTCAAAGTATTGTAATCAAATTCATATTTGTTTATCAGAGCTTCTAAACTATCTGCAGTTTTCTTTGATTCTTTCAATTGTTCTTTAGATCTACTGTTGTCATAAACATTGTATATTAAAAGAATAGAAAGAACTGTTATGGCAAACATCTTTATGTAGTTGCCAATTTTTTGTAACGAAACATCTTCCATAATTAACCTTTTGTATATGTTGAAACCATTTTTGCCTTACCACGAGCAGTTGCACCCTTTCTTCTTTTTCTTGAAACTGCACTTCTTTTTTGTTTTGATGACATTGAAGCGGCTTTTGATGCAGGAACACATTTTGGATATGCTCTCTTTCCACCCCTTCTTGCCTTACTACCAGCAGATGCACCACAGGCAGGATGTCCACCGCCTTTTTTCTTACGAGATATATCTACCCATCTTTCTCTAAACCAACCGGTTAAACCACCACTCGGCTTTTTTCCTTCACGAATATATTGTGTAATATATTCTCTTATTATTTCTTTAATTATATTTTCTGTTCTTTTGTTCATACAGATAAATATATCCTATCATTAAAATGGTGGATTTGGTCCAACTTTTACTAAACCAGTTCCAGAATCTATTTCCAAGTTTCCTTGTTCAACCATATAATCAAAAATATAGCTTAAACGTTGTCTGTCTTGGTCAGAGAATATACCCCATTTTTTGAAAAAGTTTGAATTGAAAGCAACTTCATTTTTAACTGCAATTGGAACTGGTGGTGTGAATCCATCTATCCCTATTGCAGAACCAATTACCAAATCAGGACTGAATCTATTATTAACTAAAATAACTATATTAAGTAATTCTGATATTATTGTTCTGTCAGGTACACCATTCAAATCAAAACCACCCATTCCCATATTTCCACCACCACCGCCAGTTGATGATGTTCCTCCTGTTGATGATGTTCCACCAGTTCCACCTGTTCCTCCTGTTGATGATGTTCCTCCCGTTGATGATGTGCCACCAGTTAGACCAGTTCCTCCAGTTGAAGATGTACCACCGGTTGATGATGTACCACCCGTTGCACCAGTTCCACCATTATTTGTTCCGGTTCCTCCTGTTGAAGATGTACCGCCCGTAGATGAAGTTCCATCATTTGCACCGGTTCCTCCTGTTGATGAAGTTCCACCAGTTGCACCTGTTCCTCCGGTTGATGATGTTCCACCAGTTGCACCGGTTCCACCCGTTGATGATGTTCCACCAGTTGCACCAGTTCCTCCGGTAAATCCTTCTCCACCACCAGTTCCACCACCAGTTCCATTTGTACCGGCAGAAACAGAACCAGAATTTGGTAATGGTGCGGATATTATACCAACCCAAGGAAGAATTGCAGGTATGGGTGATGGTAATGCAGGGACATTTCCATTATATGTACCTGCGATTGTTGTGTGATGACTAACTAATGAATTGTATAAAAAATTAACAAAAGAATCAAAATCAGGTTGATTAAATGCCATCTTTAAATCTTTTTCAAGTTCATCTGGATTACCAGGAAATAAAACCGTTGTGCCTTTTAATGGAGCAATGCATGGTGGTAATGTTGGTAGTGGTGTGAATGTTGCAGTTAGCCAATATGAACAGAATCCAGTTGCCATAATGATAAAACCGTTCTTTGTATTTGTCATTTTATTTATATCAAAGCCAGTTTTAAGCATAGACTTTAATGTACTCTTATCACCACCCATAACGGTGGATCCAAAAAATGTACAACTAGTTCCAATGTTAGCCAAATCATAAGCATCTGCAAGAATTTGCGCAGCATGATCAGTATCTTTAACATTATTTGTACCCATTTCGGGTTTTAACATAGACTTAAATGTTGCTGGATTCATATGTTATGTTTTATCTATTGCACCTTTGCCACTTGACGGCCATCCAAAACGGCAGCTCCAATATCTTGCCTTGTGTCTTGGTCCAGGAGAATGGCAGCGATGTCTTGCTCTGAATGATTTTCTACGAGCTGCATTACTTTTTTTAATCTTCATTGTTTTCTTTCCACCTTCACCCTTGTGACCAAAGTTCACTTTAACAACACTACCATTTGGTTTTTTTACATAAACAGAGAACTTTTTAGGACCACCAGGTGTACGAAATGGTTTACCCAATGATACTTTTCTACCACGATATTCAGCTTCATTTATAGGGTTATTTTTATTTTCTTGAAGACTAAAACGCAATTCTGTTATTTTACCACATTCATTTGTTGAATATCCTTCGAGTTGATATCCAGGATTAACAATAGTTTCTTTTACATTACGATAACCACCACCGGCTGCCTTATATGCCTTTACAAGAGCACCAGATGCATATGCACTCGGCCATACTTTATATTTTCTTTTTATTCTTGCCTTAATACTGTTGTAAAGTTTTTTATTAGTAGGCACCGCTCTTTCAACAATCACCGATTTCATAAATTTCTCCGATTTCTTTTTGGTGGTTCATCAATAATATCTTGTTGATCATAATCAGAATAGTATTCGTCTCTATCCATTCTTCTAAATTTTCCAGCAAATTGCTCAGATGCAACCGAAAATAAACTACCGACTACTATGTAAAGAAATCCATCGAATATAAATTGTTCTATTTTCTTTTCATAGAAAGTTGATAATACTGCCATAAATATCATAACAAGGAAAGAAAAAAACATCATTACTCTTTTTGATGAAATTTCACCACCAATTCCTCGTAATGTTTCTGACATAGGGTTATACTTCTTCACCCCTTTCTCCTAAATCCCTTTCCAATTGTTCAATGAAATTTTTTCTAAATTCATCAAATTCTTTTTCTATTTTTTCTAACAATTCTTCTTTGTTTAAAGTAGTTTTCCACTTCTCGTTATCACCAAAATCATTTGTAAATTCCAAACGAGACAATTCCTCTGCAACTAAATTTTTATCTTTTTCTGCCTCTTTCAACCAGGCAAGTGCATTTTCTTTAACTTTTCTCTTTTCATATTCATCCCATTTTCCTTCCAGACGAATTTTGTGTTCCATTTTCACAACACAGTCAAAACACATACCATGAATACGGCGCATTTTTTCATCTATCTTCTTTGGAATACCACAAGTACAATTTTCTTTAGGACAATTTGGAAATGTATTCAAATACTGATGTAATTCTTGTTGCCAAACTTTTCCAAGTTTTAACCTATATCCATCTTTTTGTTCCCATTCATTACCATCCGAATCAAACCATTTATCCCCAATCTTTCTCGTAACATTTTCTTCTTTATTATTTTCATTATATCCAACTTGTACTTTTTGCTGACTATCATGTTCTCCCGCAAGAAGTTTTTTTACATCATTTAAATTATCAATCTTAATATCCATAACATAACCTTTTTATTTTATTATTTCATTGTAAACTTTATTCCAAAATTTTCTTGTTATCATGTGAAGTGGCCTCAATTCACCTTTTTTCTTCTCGTCTTCTTTTAACTTACCACGTTTTGTATTGAATTTTGATACAACCATATTGAATATATCAACATCAAACCAACCAAATACAGAAATAAATCTAGACTTTAATTCAGACAACTTTGCAGTTCTATCACTCAAAGCAGCAAAAATACTTTTTTGTGTCATTTTGCCAAAACTTGGTATATCATAACGAACATGATTTGTTACCATATAATAAACATATGGATTTTGAATATCTTTGTATGACAATTTACTACTACCATTCCATCGCATCAATCGTTTGTAATCTTTTAATTTCGATACATCATCTTTATCAACAGCATAAATTACAACGGTGCTATCATTATCAAATTTTTCTATCACATTCGTTGCATGAAATGGTGTATTTGATTGCATAATATGTTTAACATTATGTCTTTTCATTATTGAAGATTTTTCATCAAATGTTAGTGGCTTTTCAATTGCATCTGTAATATCATCGGTAACAATTATTACATTATCTTTATCAAACTTACGGCAGATTCTATCATATTCTTCTTTATGATATATTGCCATTGGTTGGAATTTGCCAGGATAAATAACAAGAACATCCTTATCCACTAATTCATTTTCATTGAATATGGCAAGATTTAATTCTTTTATCAATTTGTTAATTTTATTATTCATTTGTTGTCCCTTCTTCCGATTGCCAAATTATATTAAATGGATCAGGTTGTAATGTTATATCCCTCAATGACTGACGGTATAATCTCCATAAACCTTTTTCTATTTCTGTAAATGGACTATCCAATACTTGTGTCCAATCACTTTCCATCAATTCTATATTCCTACGAGCACGAACATTACTCCATTGATTTTCAATTTCGTTTTGTAGATCTTGTTCCGATTTTTTTCGTATAGTTTGATATTCAACTACTTCATTTTCTTCTATTGAAAAATAAGAACCATCCACAACATCATACACATCTTTTTGTGCTTCAATAAAACGATACGGGTACCAACCATATGTTTTTAATGTTTCCAAATCAAACAAATTAAAGTTTGAAACATTTGCCCAAACATTAGGTAATGGTCGATTACTTTCCTTAACTACTCCGTTTTCTACAAACGCATATCTCATTTCAAATTCCATTGGTCAATAAATATCACATCAATAAATATGTTTATACGATGGAATCCCATAGTTTCTTCCAATCAATATAAGGATCCAATTGTCTTTCATAACCCATGTGAAGAGCAAGTGATGGTATTGGCGTAAATAATTTTACTTCCCAACGCCAAATGTGATTGATAGTAGTTCCTTCTTGTATTTCATTTGCCTCACCCCATTCTGTCATGTATTCAGTTGCACAGGTGTAAAATCTACTCCAAAACTTTCTAACAATTTCAGGATTACACATGAAAGTAAATGTAGAATACTTGTTAGTTCTCCAATGTCTGTCTCTACCTAGAACAACTCTTGTTTCATCAATAAACTTTGGTAAGTAATTATCTGGATCATCATA